GCACCAACGCTCGCCGCATGGTTCCAGCCTGTGCCAAGTTCTTTGATGCCGTAGTCGAGGGCAGACTAAAGCACGATGGCAACCCGATACTTGCCCGACACCTAGACAACGCTGTCGTAAAGGTTGACAATCTTGGCCCTCGTATTGTCAAAGAGAACCGCAACTCATCCCGCAGGATTGACGCTGCGGTTGCAGCAGTCATCGCAGTTGATAGGGCGTTAGCAAGTAGAATAGAAGAAGAAGTCCTGACACCAGGCGTATTTGTATTTTGAGGGATGAAATGGCAACAGCATTACAAGTCGCAGGAGCAGCGGCAATAGTATTCGGGCTAGGGCTAGTTTGGTTACCTCTGGCATTTATCTTCGGCGGTGTCTTTGCCGTCTTGTTCGGTCTTGCCATTGAGAGGCAGAAGTAATGCTCAACAACCTTTTTGAGACTCGTGCGATTAGCTTCCAGACCATCTGGGGTAGCGGTGGAGACATCGAACTCCAAAACAACTCTGGCACTTATGTAACGCAGGACAATGTTTGGAAGCTTGCAGCGATCACAGGTGCAGTCAACCTAATCGCATCTAACATCTCGACCCTGCCAATGGAAGCATGGGTTCGCAGAGACGGACAGAAGCTCCTAATGCGACCAAAGCCGGACTGGGTAAGCCGCCCCGACATCAGCTTTGTTGACCGCACTCCGTTTATCTCGCAGATCATCACCAGCCTCATGCTTGACGGCAATGCCTTCATCCGAGTATTCCGAGACGCTGACGGACTACCAATCAACCTGACGGTATTCAACCCAACAGAGATTGAGGTCAAGAAGAACCCGCTTGGCCGCATTGTTTTCACTCACACCAAGACAGGCGAGACTTTAGGGCAAGACGATGTTCTACACATTGTCGAGAGCCTTATTCAGCCAGGTCAGGTGCGAGGCATCTCTCGTGTCTCGATGCTCAAAGACTCTCTCGGTCTAGGCATGGCACTTGAGGCCTACGCTCAGCGTTGGTTCGGTCAGGGTGCTTCGGGTAACTACGCCATTACAGTTCCAGGTGCTCTAAACCAAGAGCAAGCAAAGCAGATGGCTGACTCGGTGGACAACAGACATGGCGGCTGGCGTAAGTCCTCAAAGACTATGGTGTTCCACTCTGGAGCAGACATCAAGGACATCGGCATTGACCCTGAGAAGTCTCAGTCAATCGAGGCTCGCAGAATGTTTGTTGAGGATGTGGCCCGCATCTACGGCATCCCAACCCACAAGCTAGGTCTGCCAGGAACTAACACCTACTCAAGCATTGAGCAGACTCAGATTGAGTTTGTCACCGACACCCTACGCCCTTACGCCGCTCTAATTGAGAACGCTTTGTCAACTCTGTTGCAGGTGTATCCAAACGGCACAGGTGCTTTCCTAGAGTTCAACATGGCAGCTCTGCTACGAGGTGACATCAACTCTCGTGCTACCGCTGCCTCTGTTGCAATTCAGGGTGGATGGCTAACCATCAACGATGTGCGACAGTCTGAGGGCTTGTCAAAGATTGACGGCGGTGACATCCTACGAGTCCCACTAGCCAATGTGCCGATTGACGCTGCTGATCTAACTGCAACCGACAAGCGAGTTCTAATGGCTCAGCGTTTGATTGTGGTTGGTTTCGACCCTGCCTCAGTCCTATCAGCCCTAGACCTACCAGCAATGACCCACACAGGCGTTCCAAGCGTTCAGTTGCAGGGTGTTGCACAGATTGACCCAGAAGCTCCACAAAGCGTATACGAGGCTCAGTAATGATTATCACAGGGCAACTGACCGTCACGACTACTCGTGCCAAGGTTGATGGAACATCACCCTCACCTTGCACTCTAGTTATACACAACAGCGGAACTAATGCAGTCGTTCTTGGCAACGATGCAGTCACCTCAAATGATGGTTTTGAACTTCACACCAATAGCACAATTCAGATTCCTATGCCAGCAGGTGAGTCACTTTACGCTGTTGCCTCATCTGGAAACCACGACATCTCTTGGATGAGGATTAGTCAATAATGCCTTATTACATTACAGACAAATCTCAGGACTGCTCAGGCTGGGCAGTTACGAAAGAAGATGGCGAAGTCATCGGTTGCCACATGACCAAGCAGGGTGCGATTGACCAGATGGTTGCCGTCTCTATTGCCGAGGACATGGAGCCAGGTGGCGAACGCCACGAGTCAGGCTCACCGGCAGTAATCGCTGACATTGACAACACTCTGATCACCTACCAAGGTGCAAAGGTTGACAAGGTTGCAGATTACCTAGACAGCTTTGATGACACCGAAATCATTATTGTCACCGCTCGCCTTGCCTCTGAGCGTGACGCAACTGTCGCAGAGCTAGACAGCTTAGACATTGACTATGACCAGCTGTTTATGAAGCCAGATGCCGACACCGACTCAACCGAGTGGAAAAAGCAGACGGCAGAACGCTTGCTGGAAACTTACAATGTCATGGTTGCAGTTGATGACAATGAAGACATCCGCAACGCCTATGCAGACCTTGGCATTACAGCCATTGCACCAAGCCAAGTGCCTGCAACTTACAACGATTCAGAAGATGACCAAGACGATGACTCAGACGATGAGTCACGAGCAGTTGACTTGACACCACCTGCATACATGAGAGCAGCGGCTCGCAGAGGGCTAGAGTATTACTCAGAAGGAAAGGGTGGTGATGGGCTTGTTGACGCAACGATTCGTGACGCGCGTAGCATGGCTCAAGGACAAGTTTCTGAGCGCAAGTGGCGGCTTATTGGCCCTTGGATTGCTAGGCATCTGGTGGATCTCGATGCTCCTGCTGCTGACCCTACTCACCCTGATTACCCTAGTGCGGGCGTGGTCGCTATGTTGCTATGGGGCGCTCCTGCAAATCGCAGAGGCGCTGAGAGGGCTAGGGCATACGCAGAAGGCGTAGTTGCTAGGCTAGACGCAGAACAAGAACGGAAGAACAACATGTCAAATCGTGAGACTCGTGACTTTGAAACAGAGTTTGAGGTCAGAGAAGAAGGCGATGGAATGACCTTTGTTGGCTACGCTGCAAAGTTCAATGAGCCATCAGAGAACCTTGGCGGATTCGTTGAGTATGTCGAGCGAGGCGCTTTCAGTCGCTCACTCAAGTCACGCAACGATGTCATGCTGTTGTGGAACCACGACTCAGGCGAGCCACTAGCATCAACCCGCTCTGGCACAATGAAGCTTTACGAAGACGAGATTGGCTTGCGTGTCGAGGCCACACTCCCACAGACCAGCAGAGGAAAAGACCTCGCAGTCCTACTTAGGTCAAAAATTGTAAACAAGATGAGCTTTGGATTCAATGTGATCAAGGACTCCTGGAACTCAGAAGGCACAGAGCGCAGGCTCAAGTCTGTTCGCTTGTTTGAGGTCTCGGCAGTTGTCTGGCCTGCATACGCTTCAACCGAGGCTGCTGTTCGTGGTCTTGACCTAGTAGCTCAGAGGGCATCAGTTGACGCTGACCAGCTTGCAGATGTCATGCTCAAGATTGAGGAAGGCGCTGACCTTTCAACGGAGCAGGCAGAGCTGATGAAGACTGTTGTTGAGAACTTGGCTCCGAAGTCAGATGATGTTGTTTCTGCGGTAGACTCTAGCGAAGAATCAGCATTGCTTCAGCTAAAGCAAAAGCAACTGGAACTTCTACTGAAGAGGATTTGACATGGCTTCCAAAGCGGAAATCAAGAAGGCAATTTTGAAGGTTGCAGGTGACCCTATCTCGGGTGTTGTCTATGACCTCGCAGAAGAGTGGGCTGAGGCGATTGTCGCTCTCGATGCTCCACAGATCGCGGCATCTGCTCCTGCCGCATACAAGGAAACCCGTATAACCAAGCCAGAGGAAGTTCGCTAGACTCTGCCAAGCTTAGGGTTTCGCCCCGTCACTCTTTTCCCCTTTCTACTGGCGGGGTTTTCCTTTACCCTGATGTATTAGAATAGAAATACGCTTGAGTGTCAGCACCAGCGTCAACAGTTCTGAGTTAGCTCGGCTGAAACCAAATCATCTAATCTAAGGAGAATCATGTCCGAGACCTTTTTGAAGGCACAGACTGAGGCTCGTGCTCGTGCATGGGAAGCGGCTAAGTCGCTTCTTGACAACGCAGCTGCTGAGAAGCGTGACCTGACTGCTGAAGAGCAGGTTCAGTTTGACCGCATCAACGCAGACCTT